CTATCGCCGCTCTACTGCGCGCAAGGCGCTTTCTTGGTGATGCGGCGAATGGTGCCCATAGACTTTTTCAATTGTCTCGGCGCTGGTCGCAAAGAACCCCGCTGCATCCCAAACACTGGCACCGTTCTGTAGCGCCCAGGTAATCGCGGTGTGCTTGAGGGTGTGAGGTGTGCAAGGTGTCACGCCGGAATCCTGTACGGCCTTGGCAAAGGCCCGCTTGATGTTGCCGACGCGAGCGCCCTTGTACTCAACCGCCCAGATGGAGCCGCTTGCATGCCAACGGCGCAAGTGGGCCAGCAGCTGACGAGGGATGCGGGCTGGTGTCCGCCGTTTGCTGGTCTGGCGCTCTGTGTCTCCACGGCGAAACATGATGCCTTGATCGAGGTCGAACCATCCGCCCACAGTGTTCGGCTCAAAGCCCATTCGCAGGATCGCATCCTTGCGGGTGCCGGTGTAGAGAGCGATTAAGATGAAGCGTGCGAGGTGCCGGGTGTTGTGCCCCCTGTACGCCTGCCAGAGCAGTTTTGCAGCCTCATCGCGCGAGAGCCAGCGTTCTTTCGCCTCTGGTTTTTGCGGTAGAGTGACGACCGGAGCGGATGTCACATAACCTTCGGCATGCGCATAGTTGATGGCGCTTTGAAGGGTGCCCAACTCCCTGCGCACCGTACCTGTTGAAATCGGCTCATACGCAATCGGCTCATTGGTTTCTGGGTGGCGCTGGGCGATTTTCTTTCTGGTCTTTGCATATCGCCTGCAGGTCTCGCCTTTCACATGGCTCAAACGCAGGCCGCCCCAGAATGGCAATAGCGCCTCAATCGCGTATGCAATCCGTTCTGGGTCTGCAACAGTGGGTGCGTGTTCCTCGGCATAGATCGCCAAAACTTCGCCGCATGTTACGTTGGCCGGCTCATTGGCAACACTTTCCCGCCCCTTGGTTGCGATGTAGGCAGCGAGCGCTTTTTCAGCATCTGCGCGGCTTGTGCAGCCCGTTGACTGGTCTGGCCTTCCGGTGTCTCGGATGTACCAGTACGGCCGGTGTTTGAATTTGTGCAGGCGGGCGCCCTTGCTTGGTCTTGGCATGCTTTCACCAATTTCGGAAAATCGTTTCTATCAATGCGAGTGGCACGGCCCATTTTGACGAGGAACCCATGCTCTTGTGCTGCGGTTTTTAGCGATCCTTTAGGTACGCCCAATTCCGCCGCCGCCGCGTCAATGGTCAATAGCTGAGGATTAGCCATACTGGTCTCCGGGGTTAGTTGGAATTCAGGCGGCCTTGGCCATCTGGTCGATATTGCAGAGGTGTGGTGTGAAGGTGATGGCCATCACCCAGGGGTTTGCATCCCAGCTAATGTCTGGGCCTTCAGGTTTGCGAGGTGTGCCGTTGATGCGGTCCCAGAGGCCTTGGAACTCCCACTTGCAAGCTCTGAGGTAGATGCGGTCTCGATCTTCTTTAGAGGCCCCGAAGAGCCACATCTGACGGACCTTCTGAGACTTGCGGTTGACGCCTTCATCACGCGCATCTTCTGCGCTGATGTCCTGCAAGCGCTCTATCCGCACCTCTGAGACTTCCAGCGTGATGCGGCTGGCCCATCGGGGCATGTGCATTGCTTGTCGATGCTTGCCCGGTTTGATCATCATGCAGCCGAGTTCGCGAACCATGCTGTCGGCCAGATAGAATACTGGTTCCCCCTTGCTCATGTTTCTGGGCGCAATTCCGTCCATCTGTGAGCAGGCTTTCCAATGCTCTCTTACGAAAAGTCTGTCACCAGACTGCACCGGCAGAAGCTTCATTAGGTCATCGTGCCGGAAGTCTTCCCAGACATGATCCTTGCGACGAAACGTCCAATCATAACCTCGCGTGTCACTTACGCCGAATTGAAAGAAGCCGGGTTTGCCTTTGATCTTAAGGAGGCGGCGGGTCTGGGTCTTTCCGGCCCCAGGGGTGCGGATCTCGCGAAGAATGGCATTCACCATCGGGGCGCTGAAAAGGATAGGGCGGTCGGCCATGGTTCTCTCCATCAAAGGGGGGTTAGGTGGAATGGTCTGCAACAAATGCGGAGCGCGCCATTTCGATCTTGACATCCTCGGGACTTTTCCAGCTTTCGACATCAGCCTGTGATCTGTCGTCGAGCACGTCGCGCCGTTGCACCCGATACTCACAACCGGATCCCGTCTTGCGAACGTCGCTGACCGTGGTCTGCCGGTAGTAGCCGGTGTCTTCCCACTCGATGTCTTCTGCATCAACGCCAAGCGGCAGGAGCGGGTTGTCCACGCCAATGGCGCCCTGTTCAAAGACGCAGTGCGAGATCCAGTCGTCGATCTGCTCATCGGTTGCTGTGGCGGGCAAAACCAAGGTTGCCTTAACTTCAATTACGCGGCCTCTGGGGATTGTGTCGCTCATCAGGCTCTCTCCATTTATGGGGTGCGGTTTCGGGGTTGGGTGCGGTTGGGGGTTGGGTTAGTTGGATTTAGCGGGGAGCGTGGTCGCCGTAGGCGCGCAGGCCAAGGGCAGTTCGGATTTCCGCCTTCGCTTCTTTCTTGGCGGCTGCAGCGACCATTTTGCAGGTGTCGATAATGCGCTGTGCATGGCTGCGATTTTCAGCGCGAACATGCCAACCTTCGATCACTGCGATCCAGGTGCCTTGAGCGGCTTCATGGGGCTCTAGGATCTTTGTTGAAATCGGCATAATGACCTCCGGGCGTTTCGGGGTTGGGGTAAGTTGGATTGGGCTCTGCTTAGAGATTATTTTTTGGGCGGTGGCGGTGATTTGGGTGAGGCCGCTAGAACTTGTGGCTGACCTGCCAGTCTGGTTTCGGGGTGCGCTCGCCATGGGCCGCAGCGCCCGCAGATGCATTCGAGCCGCCAGCGTATTTGAAACAGTCCGCGGCGCTCCCAATACATGACGCCGCCGCACTCGCAGTCTTTGTTCATGGTTACTCTGGGCGGTGGTGGCACGGGCTGTTTCCTCTGGGCGGGTGCGTTTCGGGGTTGGTGCGTTTTTGGGTTGGGGTTAGTTGGAATTCAGAGGTAGGCGATAGACGGTGCGGCCAATGCTTTCGCTAACCTCCAGGTCGCCTCGTTTCGCCAGCTCCTGGGCGGACTTTGCATAAGCGGGCCAAGGCAAGTGGCGCCAGCGCCCGTCTGCCAAGACACATCTTACTGCCATCTCGCCATAGGCTGGTTCGGGGTCGTTTGGGTCGGTCACTACTTTGGCCTCCGGGTGCGGTTTTGGGGTTAGGTGGACTGCCCGATGGCCGCGCGGATCATCGCCTCGGCTTCGTCCCAGTCTCGGTTGTCGGTTACTTCCTCGCGGCCAGCTGCCTCGATCAGCGGCAGAACCTTTTCGCAGGCCGCCTTCATCGCCGTCGCCTGGTCCAGCAGTGGCTGAAACATGATGCACATGGCCTCGTATTGCTGATCCATCGATAGGCCGTTCCAGAGTTCATCGGCCTCGGCCATGTCGATGACGAGTTTTCCGTCTTTTATGCCTGAGTTCATGGGTTGCTTAAGGGGCATGTAGGGCTCCGGGGGGTGCGTTTCGGGGCTGGTGGGATCAGTAGTCACCGACAGAGGTGCAGACCTCGTCCTCATCGACCTCAATCACGGTCTCCGCGGCGTACATAGCCAAGAGGCGCTGGGCGAGGCCGTAGGGCTTATTGGTGGTGAAGCCCTCTCGGCCGCCCTTGCTTGCTATGACGCCGGTGTAATCGCGGATACTGCTGATGGCGCCAGTGTGCAGTTCATCGCTGTCTTGGTTGAGGTCGGTCTTCAAACCATGGCGGATGCGCAGAGTGACGTCGCAGGAGGTCTTTTCCCGGTGTTCATAGTACGCGCTGTCATCGAGGTAGATCGTCCACTCAGGGCCAAAACAGGTGCTGTCACGCGGATCCTCTCGCTCAACGATGCAGGTCACCACCTCGCCATACCCGCCGTCGCTCTCATGAGGCGCCCGCATCTCTTCCACGATCTCAGAGAGCTTTACCGATTTCGGCGCGATCTTGAGCATCTGAGCGATATCGTCTTTCAGGCGCCCCTCAATCAGGTCCGACGCGATGGTCTCCACCTGTTTCAGAACCATGCCGCTAATCAGCGTGTTGTAGCTGGGCAGGTTCAGATCGTAGATCTTGAGGGCCTCAGAAATCTTGCGCTCTAGCTCCTGGCCAAAGGGTGAAAAGCTGCGTGTCGCCTGTTCAATGGCATTTTCGACCGTCTTCGCGATTTGCTTATCCACGATCTCTTTCACTCGCTCTGGCGCCGTGGCACTGGCCAGAGCTTGGGTGGCAAGCTCTGCAATATCGGTGGTCGGGATGTCGACTTGGTCGTTCATGATGGCACCTGTGATTTACAATTTCAGCGCTGGGCGCGGCCGGTTTCGGTGAGTGGGATTGCCGCCTCAACAAGCGGCTCGATCCACGGTCGTTCGCCTGTATCTTCGCCGCTGATCTCGCGCGCCACATGCAGCACGAGGGCGGCGGCATCCGTCACAAGAAAGCCGCGCGGTTCGGGTTGGCAGGATATCGCTGTGACCGGGATGTGGATCACGATTTCGTCTCCCTCGACTGTTGCAATGGTCATGGTGCCTCCGGTGGCAGCGGCGCCTGTCCGTTGTAGGGGCAGTCAGGCCGCCAGTCGGTGGCTCGGCGGGCCGGGGTCAGTCGGCAAGACATGCGAGCCGCGCTGATCCACGCAGACAGCGCGCTGGGCTGGTCAATGCCGTCTACGCTGATGCCCAGAAGATCCACGCGCCAATGCGCCTCATGGGCCGGAACACCGGGCGTGATCGGGTGCGCGGTGCCGCCAAGCGTGCGCAGCAGGGTTGCCCGACCAAACACGCCACGATGTTCCATCGCCTGCGCGGCGGCGTAGACCTCTTGAACGCTGGCGGGCATCATGCGGCAACCTCGTGAGGTTCGACATGAGTCGACAGCTTGGCGATCCAGTTGCTGATCGCCTCATCCTCGCCGATGCCAATCGCGCAGACGCCGTACAGCTGGATTTCCACCAACGCGCGCTTTGGAAAGGGGAAGGGGTAGAGGCCACCGGTTTCGATCACCGCGCAGGCCACAGCGTCGCGGCGTTCACGGCCCTGCAGCTGGGCAATGGTCTGCGCAAAGCGGGCTGCTCTATCCGACTGTTCTATCTGCATAGTGGGTCCTGTTTGTCTACGGCGCGGGCGGCGTGCAATTTGGAGGATTGAACCGCCCGCGCTCGATCCGCACCGCAAGACGGGTGCGAAACCTCTGGAATACGCGGCAAGGCCAATCCTCAAATCCTTGCCGCGTAGTGTGTCATGGTGGGGCGGGTGGTGCCCGTGAGAGCTGTCCGATGTATGCCGCCTTGGCCGCGTAGAACGGACGGGCGTTTCGGGAGCGCCGGGCGTTACGCCGCATGGCGGCGGTGCGGCAGGATACCCCGTTCATCCATAATCGCGCGGACCTTCTGCCCGACACGATCCAGAACCATGTCGGTCGGTTCCGGCGTGGGCGCTGGGCGATCAATCAGATGCTGCGGACGCAGGCGGGCAGGGTTGAACCCCTGGCCGCGCGCCGCTTTCAGCGTGGCCCATGCGGATGTGAACAGGTGGATTTGGTCGAGGTGGTCCTCGGGCGAACCGGCGATCTGCCGGGCGGTCTGGGTAATGTCTTGCATTCAATCCTCCATCGGTTGATGAAGAAACTGATAAGCGGGAAGTTTACCCACGTCAATATAAAATGGGTAAATATCCCGATTTTGAACAGTTGAACCACCGATATGCTGTGAGGCTACCAGCACTGATCAATGAAAAAGCCCCGCTCTGGGCGAGGCTCTTCAAAGTTCAGCGCAGGACCGAGGGAAGGTGGCATAGTTCATGTCCGGCGAAGATCTGAATCCCGCTCTAGCTGTGAGGCGATGACGAAGGGTAGATAAAAAGCTAAGCACAGTGACAAGGCGGATAGAAAAGAAAACACTGCGCTAGCAACAGAAGCCCAAATGGTTCCGGTGCATAACTGGAAGATAGTAATAAAGGAGATGCCAGCAAAGACAGCCGCTAAAAACAGTAAAATCAAGTACTTATGTCGTTTTATCGTTCGCAGATCTTCCCTAAACACATCCTGCTCTAACTGAGTTTGTGCGCGTTTATCATTCGTAGCACTATCCGAAACGGGAGAAAACGCCGCCGTGATGGCCAACGTGGAAAGCGAAAGGCCAAAGATGATGCTGATCGCAGTGATTGCTGTTGGGGCAACAGCATTGATCGCGACCGGCTCATGGTACCCCACGATAGCTGAGAACACGGATAAGCCGAGACAAGCTGCTATCGCGGTAATGTTTGTAAGCACGCTGGGCATTTCGATTTATCAACAATAGTCCTGAGAAATGGATCTATAGAACTCTAGCATTTTTTGGTGTGCGTCTTTTGTATCATAGCTGCTTCCGTTAGCGGCAACACTGACACTTTCCTCGACCAGCAGCGTACCGCTCTGGATGGGCCGATTGTTATTGAGAATGATGGTGTAGTCGTCGATCCGTTTATCATTTAGCACTGTTGAAGCCACGCTGTCCAGCCATATGTTCTTGTCCTGTTCCTCAATCTCGACGCCGGGAACAAAGTGCTTTTGAAATTTCTTGCTGGTCGAAATCGAGAGAGTTGCAACATTTTGCCGTCGCCTTTTTAGGGTTTCAGCTGTGTTCTTCGACCCGAAGAGACGAGCTAGTGTCGGATCCGCAAGTGTATCGTGTGCGTCGCCCAGCAGCATGGTGGCGTCCAGCTTAACTTTTTTTACCCCGTACTTCTGTATCTGCTCCCACGTATCTTTGCGCGGTATTCGTACGAAGTTGAATATCTGCCCATTTGGTATCGCATGTGCTTTGACGGCTAATGAATGTAAAACGGCGGCGATGAAATTGGCTCTCTTTCCAAAGGCGCACCCAATGACGAGGTTTTCGACCGCTAGGAGCGAGAAGTCTCTGTCAAGGTATTCGCTCCCTGCTTCCGCACCTTGGGTGTCGTGCGTGACGCTGTTCGGAGAATTTTGAAAGTCAAGGGTGCTAACCGTAGATCCCGGCTCGAACAAAGATAACACGGCTCCGATACCACTGTTGTGCGGATGCGAAATGAACTTCGACAGGATAGTGTTTTTCTCCGCTGCCGACGACGTGTGAATCCTGTCTTGGTGCATCGGGAGGTGGCTCTCAATAGAAGACAGTATTTCTTCGAATGTGGTTCTCGTCTTCTCAGAGAATTCGGCTCTAAATGCAGTCAGGCGTAGTGTTGGCATCCTTTAGATCCGTATTTAAAGTGGCATTTGGTTGAATGTTCGGTGTGATTATACTGTAAAGTTAGCGTTTTCGTGCAAGATCTGCGGGCCAGTGGAGCTGGACGCGTGCTGCCCACTTTAGTTTTATATTCCACATGTTATTTGCGCCGGGGTTTAGTGAAATCAGGTGAAACTGTCCCGGTTCATCGCCCGCCTTTACTTGCTTCACCCAGCCCATGCCGTCCAGGTCTTCGCAGACGCAGCGATGCCCGATGATGTCAGAGGGAACGCTGTCGTGGCCGTTGCGGCTGTAGAACAGCAGATCACCGTCAGAATAGACCGGCTCCATGCTGTCGCCTTCGACCTCGACCGCCACAATATTGTGAGGGGTGAGACCGGGCGGGCATTCGACTTGCGGACCGGAACCCTTCGGATAGGCATCGAACACGGGAACTTGGGCGCCAGCTCCAACCTTGCCTGCTATGGCAATTGTGGGGGTATCTTCTGGCTTCCCTTCTGCCCATGTCATAACTTCTTCGACGGACATACCGAGAGCTTGCGCAATGCGGACAGCTGAGGATAGCTTTGGAGAGGCGGCTTTTCCTCTTTTAAGGTCGCGCACGAAAGACTGATGCAATCCAGCAGCCTCCGAAAGCGGCGCATCTTTCAAACCGCGTTCCTCCATGACACTCCGGAGTCCCGCTAAGAATCTTTCGCTCTCATCTATCATTGGGGAATTCTACCCACATAACGGAAATGCCTGTACTGGGAAGTTTACCCTTGATTGATCGGGTAAACTTACCCAATAAGGGGGCATGGAACAGTTCCTCGAAGAGATCACAGCCTATGCGGCTGCTGTTGGCCGAAGCCCGCAGCACATCTTGCGTCAAGCCATCGGCGCCAACTGGCGCCAGTGGAAAGCGTGGAAGGCGGGGCAGTCCAGCCCGACGCTGCACACCGTGGACAAGATCCGCCGTTACGTGGCTGAAAACCCGGCACCTGCGGGCGAACCGGAGGCCGCAGCATGAGCCGCCCGCGTTTAACCCTGATTGTGAACAATGATGTGCCATGCCCTGACACTGGGGCAGGCGCTGGGCAAAAGTCTTGGTCAAATCAGTTTGACCCGTATGCACTGAAGGTTAGCGCGCCTGACCTTTGGTCCAGCTACTTCAAATCCCGCTTTAACAGCCCGCGTGAAGTCGCGCTGTTTTGCGATGTGTCATTCCAGACAGCTTTGAACTGGTGGGGGGCGGTGACCGCCCCCGCAAGCCATATCGCGTTGCTTGTCATGCTGACAGATCCCGGCGCGCCGGAGTTCTTTGGTCAGGCGTTGGAGGTGGCGGCATGACGGAGCCTCGCAAGTACGACGACCGCATCAAGATCACCGAAGATGGGGTCGAAATCTCATCTGATCTCGGGATCCTGACGTTCACTGAGGATGGGTTGACTATCTCAGCCGCCCCAATCTCGGTTGTCTCGAACTCGATCAAACGCAGCATCGATGGCGGTCATTCCTGTCCGCATTGCGGCGCTGAGATCTTGCATTCCCTCAGGAAACATGGAGGTCGGGACGTTGACTGAACTGAGCGCTGCGAACATTGCTTGTTGCTCACCAAAGCGCGCTTGGATCTGCTCATATAGCTCCTGTTTCCATGTCTCATCGCTGCTGTTGCGACCAACCTCTGCAATCGTGAGACACAGTGCTTCCCACAATAACTGCGCAGCAATGGGTGCGTGGCCTTTCGGTATGGTGATCGTGACACCATCGTCGTTGTTTTTCAAAGAATGGTTCCTTTCTTGCCTCGTAAGGAAGGGGGCTAGCGGGTCGCATGTTCGAGGTGCGGCCCGCAATCAATTCGTTAAATCTATCCGCCCGTTATCACTTAAGGGTTGTGCACAAGCAAGAGGCTGCGGCCATGCGGTGCGCCAGAAATTTCACCCTGCTGTTTTCTCCTATTGGGGCGGGATGAATGCGCGCAGTGGGGTTGCGCCCCCGCCGCGCACCACCGGATATGCGCTGGGATACTTCGCCGCTGAACATCACGGGACAGCGGAACACCAAAATCGTGCTGGCATCAGGACCCGGCGCATTCTGAAGGTAGATACACGCCTGAGAAGCACGATCACCGGGGCGCGGGCGGGCGCCAGAGGCGGGTTTTCCCGTCACCGTCAGCCATTCCGGAGGTGCGCAGCCCATGGGTAAGCGCAGCACCTTCAAACGCCGCAGGAACGACCTGTACCGCACGCCATGGGATCCGGTGCCGCTGCTGGCGCCCCATCTGCCCACACGATTCCGATATGCCGAGCCATGCGCCGGGAACGGGCGGCTGATTGATCACCTTCGATGGATCGAGGGCAGCAAGCACACCGGAAAAGACAACTGCGCCTGGCATCTGTTCACAGCAGGCAATCACGGGCGCACCGAGTTCGTCGGCAGGTCAGATGCAACCAAGAAAAACAACGCCCAGCGCTGGGCGCACTACGAGCAGTAGGAGCCAATCATGAGCCACAAGGCAGTCAGCTGGGCGCTTGAGCAACGCCACCTAAAGCCGGGGCCATGGATCGTATTGATCCAACTGGCTGACCGGCACAACAAAGACTCCCTACAGTGTGATCCGGATCAGAAGCTGATCGCGGCTGACTGCAACATGTCCCGCGCCACGGTCAACCGGCACCTTGAGGACCTTGAACACACAGGGTTGATCCGTCGTATCCCGCGGGTAAATCCCCGCACGAACAAGGCGCTTTCGACATTCTACATATTGGGTCTGAATTTCGACAATCCACCAGAGGTCGAATTTGCTGTGTCTCAAAATGAGACACGGAAACAGAAGGGGCAAAAAGAGAACAAAGGCGCACCCCGTGTCTCAAATTGCGACACGGTCCCGAGTCTCAAAAAAGCGGATTCCCGAGTCTCAAAAATCGCGATTCCCGAGTCTCAAATTGAGACACAAACCTTAGTAAATAAACCCGTAAGGGAACATTGCGCGGCTGACGCCCCGCACAATCCTGAATTTGATTTTGATGATTTCGTTGCCGAGTTCTCAGCAGCCTATCCCCGGATGGGCCTGCCAGAGGCGACCGAGGACGCACTGCGCACAGCGCTGGGCGAGGGGGCCGACCCGGCGGAGATCCTGGCTGGTGCCCGCGCCTATGCTGTCGAGCAGGATGGCAACGCCCCGCGGTATGTGAAGCTCTCCGAGAACTGGATCGCTGAGAAACGCTGGCGCCAGCACGTGACCACCCCCAAGGCGCTGGCCAATCAATCCGAGGTCTTGGCCTACTGGGCGAAAGAGATCCTTGAGGCCAAGCCCCACATGTGCGGTCGTGTGTCGCCGTCCATGGCCCGGGAATGCCTGAGCGCGGGACTGGTGACCGAGCAGGATTGCAGACAGGTCGGGGTGTCGCTGTGATGTCGCCGCATTCGGATCCAGAGACCCACGGCGTGCAGTTTGGCCGGGTGGTGGTGACCGTCGACGCCGCACTGGGCGATTGCATCGTCACCGCCCCGCAGCCCGGCCCGATCTGCACCAGCCCCAAGCGCATGCGCCTGAACAGCCTTGATGAGATCCGTGGGGCCTATCGCACCCAAAGGCGCTTGGCTGCGCGCGTACCGGATCAGCACCCCCACGCCAAAGACATCGCAGCAGCGCTGGAATTCGCAGGAAAGACGCTGAGCGCCGCACAGGGCGCAAAACACCAACGGAAAGGGCAGAGCAATGCTTGATCAACAGGAACCGTCCAACGCGCAGATAGAGCGCGCCGCTAGCGAAGACCCGCTCAAGTCAGATGGCGATGCACTCTATTTTCGCGCAGCGGCAGTTGTCGTCAGTGAAGGGAAAGCCAGCACCAGCTTTGTGCAGCGCAAGCTCGCAATCGGCTACAATAAGGCTGCGCGTCTGATCGAGCGCATGGAAGAGGCAGGAATCGTATCTGCCCCTGATAATGTGGGAAAGCGCGAGGTGGCGACGATTGAAACGATCCGCACCGCCCTGTCCCTGCAATCCGCCATCCCCGATGACGCAGACCGCGAAACCGTTGTGAAGATGCTGACAGCGGCCTGTGATGATATCGGTGGCCAGCAGCTTAAGGCGAAGCACGCGGAGCAACGCAAGGCCTCTGGTAAGCCCCCGATGAAGGCAGACCCGGATTTCGACAATGCCGCAGATACCACGTACCGGGTGACAGCAGGCGAGCTGCGCCAGTTCATCGAACGGTTCGAACGCCTGGACGCTGAGAAGAAAGAACTGGCTGATCAACAGAAAGAGGTCATGGCAGAGGCCAAGGCCCGCGGCTACGACACCAAGGTCATCCGAAAGGTGATCGCCCTGCGTAAGCGCGACAAGGACGATATCGCCGAAGAGGACGCCGTTCTTGAGATGTACAAAGAAGCGCTGGGCATGGGGTGAGGCAGACACATGGAACGCATGACAGCTGCAGACTACAAGGCCGCCCAGCGCGATGCGGAGGGGCAGGGGGAAGACCGGCGCCGGGTGCGCGGCACCAAGCGCACCACGACCGCTGACGGGATCACTCACGATAGCAAGACAGAGGCGGGCCGGTGGGAAGAGCTGAAGCTGTTGCAGGCGAGCGGTGCGATCTGTGGTCTGCGTCGGCAGGCCCCGATCCCGCTCATCGGCCGGGATGGCCCGATCATGACAGACAGCGGCAACCAGCAGCGGGTTTACAAGGCGGATTTCGTCTACGTCGACAACGCGCTGGGCGTCACCGTCGTTGAGGATCGCAAAGGGCATGAGACCGACAAGTTCAAACTGGTGAAATCAGTTCTCGCGGCTCAGGGCATCGAGCTGCTGATCACCCGCGCAAAGGGGTGAGAGCAGAAAATGGGTGTTGAGGAAGATCTGAAACACGAACTTGCGAATATGCGCAAACTGCTCGACCAAGCGCAACGCGCTGGGCGGTCTGCACCGTCGCGCTCATCACCGGCGGTCGTAGCGCAGCAGCTCCAATTGCCGAATGTTGTTCGCTTCCCCTTGGCGCAATTCGCAGCTGGACGGGGCCGCAAGGTTCCCCTGCCTGAGTTGGTACAGGAGATTGCGGAGGTCGTAGGCCGCGAAAATGCGGTCAAGCTGGTCGAGGGCACACGACAGCGCGGCGCGCGGCGTTGGCGTCGCCATCTCTATATCCCTAGCGACATTCCTGAAAATCACCGGATTGTTTCCCTGATCGGATGGGACGCAGCGCAGGCGCTGAGTTTCAGCCATGCGAACAGCGTTCTGGAACTGCCCAGCTGCCACGGACTGCGGAAAGCCTATCTGGCCGACGTGGTGGTAACGATGGCGGTGCAGGGCGCGGATCAAGCCGAAATCGCCTCAGAGCTCGGTGTCGAGCGCAAAACAGTCGCAAGCCTGCTCGATCTGGCGGACTACTGGGCGCCGCGGTTGGTGTAGGGGGGGAGGGGTAATGTCTTGGGGGCCGCGACAACCGACTGAAAAGCCGCCGAGTGTACCAACTCGGTGTGCCTATTGCGGGACAGCCTACAGCCAAGACCGGTGCCCCAGCTGTGGCGCGCCACGGTCTGCTGTAGAGGGTCTGGAAGATGAACGCCTTTGATTGGTGCGATATACAAGACCTGCGATTGCAAGCGGCACTAGACCGAAAAGAGGCCGCATTGGATGCAAGGGAATGGTTGCACCTAATTGTTTGGGAGCGGTTTTCAGGAGCCAGCAGGAGAAGGGAGCATAACCGCGCCCGTCGAAGTTTCGATTGAGGTCTAAAATCGGAGCGGCGTTAGTCTTCGTTGGCCAACACGCGCAATACCACCTTTCGCACTTTCTCTCTGGCCTCTTCCATAGTGTCTACCCGACCGTGCTCTGCTGGATGGACCCATGTCGCCCATGTCCAGGGCTTGGAGCCATTATATGGAAAGGCATCCAGACTTATCCGGCCCACCGAACGGCCGTTCCAAGTGATCACCCAATCATTTTCGCCGACTACGCCGCCGATCACCGTCTTTCGCATGGTCCACATGGGTCGAACAAATAGGGAACATTTGAGGTGCGTCAAGCTGCGAGAGAAGCGAAACGGCCTGCGGTAGACATCTGACGTTCGCGCGTGGTTCGGCATGAGGTAGTTTGGCCTCAAATCTGCCTTGCGGAGGTGCTACTGCTGACGCAAGGCAAATCCGCCCCTGTGACTCGAACCCGGATGGCGCCAGTCAGCCCAAACAAGACATTCGTACTGCACCTGCGTCTGTGCGCCATACAGAGACCTGTCGTTCACCGCACGTGAGAATTGACTGCATCGGAGCGTAAATATCTGACATCTACGAAGTCTATCTTATAACCGGCCGCACCATCATTCCTTGGCCGTAGTTGGATCGAAACTTAGGACTGCATCAATCTCGCTCTTTAGCTCAGCCGGGCGCCCCTTCAAAATGTAAGTGATGCCAAGGCGTGATGCTTCCTGCGCTACCTCAACATCACGATGCACTGAGTAGATTATAATCTGCCTATCTCGGTAACCGGCGTTCCTCGCAGTCCTAGCGACGAACAGCCCTGGGTATTTCTTGTAAACAGAACCTAGTTTTCCAGCCGCTTCGATTAAATCGGACGACATCGGAACGTTCAAATCCAGAATCAAAGCACGGTATATTTCTTCCGAAACGATTTCAATGGCCTCACTGGCGCTGGAAGATGGGATAGTTTCATATCCTTGCGCCGTGAGGAAATCGAGTAACCACTCAATGTTGAATAACTCATCATCCAAGACGACAACTGTGGTACTTGCAGTAGTTCTCGCCATCAGCTTGTGCTCCATGCGCCGGGAATCTTAATCATGAACTGGAGACCATTCCCATCTTGCTGCACGGAAATTGAACCAGTGTGTTTTACTTCGATAAGGTGTTTGCAAATATGGAGGCCTAGACCGGTGCCAGATGCAATCATTTGCTTTGCATTATCTCCTCGAAACCCGAGTAAAAAAATGTTTTCCAAGTCCAGAGTTGTAAGCCGCTGTTCTGGAACACTCCTTACAGTAATTATTGCCTCGTTTGTGTTTTTTTGCACCCACTGCTTAACCAAAATTTGTGAACCAAATGCACTATACTTGATGCCATTGTCGAAAATATTCATCAACACTTGCTTCAGCGTCTCAGGATGACCTGTAATTAGGTTTTGGTCGCTCCTGTTCTCCAAATCAATTGAAATTCGCCTTCTCTTCCCTTCCTCTTGGTAGAACATTGCCGCTTCTATAATGACTTGCGGAAGCACTACCTTCCTTTCGACTGAGTCACTGAACGCATTTTCACCAGATGCTAAGTAAGCGAGGTTACGGATGAGCGTAATGCAGTTCTCCAGTTGCCCACGAGCGGCCTTTGTTCTTTGCTCACGTCGGTCCGGACCAATCGTGCCGTCAATTATGTTGTCGAGAGTCCCGACCACACCATTCAGTGGATTAATGATTTGGTGAGTAAAGTTCGCCAGCAAAGTTAGATCGACTTCGGTGTCTGCATAGTTCGAATCCCTTTTCATTTGTTCCAATCTTCTATCCTCTCATTCGAACTGACAATTTGCCTTCGTCCTGCAGCACCATGTCGTCAATTCGAAGCCAATGTGTGATATTTTTGAAATTCGATAGCAAGTCACTCGATGTGCTTCTTTTGGGTGCTCCAAAAGAGAATGTCCACTGCTGGCCTGTGGCTTGCGCGTCAATGATATCACTCTGCATAAAGTGACGCATCAATGCAGCAAGAGCGAGAAAGCTGACTTCTTCTACTTCGTCATATTCGCCGCCTACCTTCAACCAATCTGGGATACTCGATTTAGTTAACTTAGGTCCCTTTTGGAAGCGGCCGTATTTCTGCAAATCGCGCAATCGATGCTCGAGTAATTCGGCGAGAGCCGATGCCGCTTCGATGGCAGACTTTGAGCCACTTTCGAATTCAATCGCTCCATGCGCGCTTTGAACCAGTTTAGCCAACTCAAGTGCGAACACCGCTCCCAATCCTTTTGACTCCAAGTCCGGCTCAACTATTCCATGCCCTGCGGCAATATCGATATTGGAACGCAAGATGCTCGGAAAATTGTAACCCCGCCAAACTCGTATCGCTGGTCGACGCCTCTCGTCGTTCCACTCCGATATTCGGGTTTCGCATGTCGGTGAAGGGTTTGAATTGGTGATCAAGAAAAGGACGTCAGCACCAAGAGCATCAGCGTGAGCAACTTTTTCCCAAACAGTAGGCCAATTAATCGAGCTATTGTAACGTTTACATTCAATGTGCCATTTTTGAATTTGCAGATATCCTGTTGGATCTGATGCTTGGAGATAGCCCTCGATGTCTCTACCTCCATCCGCACCGGGGGTTCGCCAGACTACATTTCGAAAACCCAAGGCCCGAACGACGTCAAATGCCAAGTTTTCGAACTCAGTTGGTGTCAGACCAGATACCTTGTCGATAATTTCTTGTTCGCGCACGCGCTTCACCAATCAGAATTTGCTAGGCTGGAGGTTACCTAGAGAGGTCTGATAGTACAACTCGCGAGTTAGATCCCCCAACTTCCACCAGTTTTGAAAGATTTCCCTAGTAGCAAAAGCGAATGCCGCTTTGCCGCACGGCTATGCTGCATCTCGAAAAAATGACGAATGGCAGCTTAGGGCCGGGTCCTTCATGAAAGGCGGTCATAGTTTGCAGTTTTGCAGAGTCTGCTTTCTGCGCAAACGTCCCATAGCGAAAGTCGTGTCGGCTTTGGTTGTTCAGTAAAACCGCCAGAGGTGACCGCCCCGTAAACGCGCGATCCTGTCCAAAAAGGGCAGAGGGTCGCGCGCATGACGCTTATCGAACGCATAGAGCAGGCATCAACCGGCATTGCAGTGACGGCCATGACCGCGGCGGCGTCAGGTGCGGTCTGGCTTGTCCGTCGGATTTTCACCAATCAAAAGCAGATCGAGATCCTACAGCAGTCGCTCGAGGCGCGCGATAAGCAGCGTGACGAGGATCGCGAGGCCCTTTCCGAAGTCAGAACGGATGTTCGCGAGATCCGCGAATTCCTTCACCGCAGATAACCGGGGCAATGCCCCGTGAGGGGTGAAAGGAGATCTTTGCCATGCAGCTCATTAAAAACTGGAAGCAAACGCTTAAAGGGGCTTGGTCAATTCGTCTGATCGCAATCGCGTGTCTGGTGTCAGCCGTCCCTGTTTTCCTCTCGCTTGTGTCTCCCGGCTTGCTGGGCATTGACCCAGTGATTTTCGCGGCAGTTGCCACGGTGATCAACGCTCTTGCCATTCCGGCCCGCCTGATCGCCCAGGTTGGATTTACCGACCTGCTGTCCGAATTCCGACGTGATACATCGGGGGCGGTGGGTACCCGGTTTGTCAAACAGGTGGGAGCGGGCGCGCTGGTCATTGCCTTGGCCACGCCGTTCATCGCGAAATGGGAAGGCGTCAGGCTTGAGGCCTACCGCGATATTGTCGGCGTGCCGACCATCTGTTTCGGCGATACCCACGGTGTGCGCTTGGGCGATACGGCAACCATGGGCGAATGCGTCGACCGGCTCGAGCAGGATGTCCAGGCTTTCTATTCCGAGATCGCGGTTTGCATGACAAATCCGGATATTCCAGTTGGTGTTCAGGCATCAATGCTCGAGCTGGCCTTCAATGTGGGATCACGTCCGGTGTGTCGATCCACGATGATGCGTCTGGCTAATGCGGGCAAATATCGTCTCGCGTGTGACGAACTGCGACGTTGGGTGATTGCGGGTGGCAAGCGCGTGCGCGGCCTGTCGAACCGACGAGCCGATAGCAAAGCAACACTCTGCCTGCAGGGGCTCACGTAATGCGCTCTCTCTCGCTGCTGATGCTCTGCGTTGTTCTGGCATCCTGTGCCAAGGGGGCGGGAATAATCGCCGGGGCGATTGCAGGTGGTCCCAGCGTGGCCGCCAATGTTCAGGCAGGCCGCACCAATGCCCAGACCGTGGGGCAAACCACGCTGCAGGATCAGCGGATCGATGACACGCAAGCCCGCAATATCGAACAGAGTTCCGGCGATACTCAGCTCAGAACCGAGCGCGTTGAAACCGTGATCCTGCGAGAAGATCCGCCAGCGTGGTTGCTGCTGCTGGCTCTGATTGGCTGGCTGCTGCCGACACCACAACAGATCGGCGCCGCGTTCGTCTCTTTGATCACCAGACCTTTTCGCGGGTCCCTCCCTGGGGGGTAAGGCCTGTGGGTATGCAGATGCGCAGAAATTTATGTGTGGGTGCCGCCGGGGTTGGGGGTTGTTGTTTATATAGATTGCGCAAGCATCTGAACCAAAACGCTGAATTAGATTTTTAATGTAAAAACAGGGCCTCTTTCAGGCAGAAATGAATTTGTATTGTCAGGGGGTCAAGTGGTTGTAAAGAAATCAAAAAACAGAGGTCGAGAAGTAAACCGGACCGAACTGGCCGAAATCAACGGTGTGTCACTGCCGACCGTTGAAAGCTGGGTGCGGCGTGGTTGTCCAGTTGTGCAGCGTGGCGGGCGTGGGCGCGCCTGGCAATTCAACACTGCCGAGGTTCGCAACTGGCGTGAGGACGATATTCGAGCCGAGGCCAGCAACGCGACACACGCCAACAAAGACGAATTGCTGCTGCGCAAGCTCAGAGCTGAGACAGAACAGGTCGAGCTGGATCTTGCAAAGGCCAGGGAGCAAGTTGTGCCCGTTGATCAATTCGAACGCGCCATGACGAAAGCTTTTGGCGAGGTCCGCGCGGGCCTGCGCAATGCTTTACCGGGTCGCGTTGCGCGCCGCTTGCTTGGCGAAAGCGACGAAACCAAAATGAAAGAGGTCATGCTTGATGAAGTGGATCAGATCCTGCTGGTGCTGTCGGATTCCGATCTGATCCACGAAAGCGACCTTGAGATCGAAGACGACGAGGAAGGCGACGACGAGGGGGCGGACAGTGAGTGAACGCCCGGGCTGATTTCTCCAATTCGCGGGCGCTTGTAAACTGCACGCGGCGCGCCCAGGCGTTTCTGCGCCCGCCGCCTGACCTAAAGCCGTCCGAATGGGCCGAACAGAATATCAAGATTCCTATCGGCAACGCTGTGCCGGGGCCGATGCGCTTCGACAATGCGCCCTATCAGCGCGAAGTCATCGACATGACCGCCAATCCGCGCTGCAATCGGATCTCTCTCATGTGGGGCGCACAGGTGGGCAAGACGCAGACCGCGCTTGCTGCTCAGGCGTTTCGAATTGGGTTCAATCCAGTTTCCCAGATGATGATGCAGCCAAGCCAAGGCGACCTGACAACGTGGCTTGAGACCAAATTCAATCCTTTGATCGAAGGGAATGAGGACCTTGCCGAGGTCATCGCGAAGCCGCGTGCGCGTCATGGTGTCAACAATCAGCGAATGAAGAGCTACCCGGGCGGGTTTCTCATGTTCAGCTGGTCAGGATCGCCCAAGACCATGCGCGGGCGGTCGGCGCCGTTCATCATCTGCGACGAAACAGACGGCTATGACCGGACCAGCGAAGGCCACCCGGTCAGCTTGCTTTGGCAGAGGGCCGCGACCTTTGGTGATCAGCGCCTCTTGCTGGAAATCAGTACGCCGACGATCAAGGGCGGAAGCTGGATCGAAAAGGCCTTCGAACAGGGCGACCAGCGATATTTTTATGTGCGCTGTCCGCACTGCGGCCACCTGCAAAAGCTTCAATGGTCGCAGGTTGACTGGAACAAAGACGCGGAGGGCGTGAACCTTCCGGAAACAGCCGGCTACCTATGCGCTGGTGACGGGTGTGGCACGGTTTGGAATGATGGCGAGCGGGTTGCCGCGATCCGCAACGCCGAACGCGAGGGCGGTGGCTGGATCGGGACTAAGGCATTTCGCGGTCACGCCTCCTATCATCTGTCTGAGCTGTATTCCTGTTTTCGACGGCTTGAGGATATCGTGCAATCCTTCCTCGACAAAAGGGCCGCAGGTGACCTGCAAACGTTTGTAAACGTGTCGCTCGCCGAGACTTGGGAGGAGGAAGGCGACAAGCTCGAGGCGTCGGCACTTATGGCGCGGGCCAAAGAGTTCACCGCGCCGGTGCCAATGGGCGCCGGAGTTCTGACCGCCGGGATCGACATGCAGAACGACCGGCTTGAGGTTGAAATCGTGGCTTGGGGTCTGGGTGAGGAGTCTTGGTCGGTTGATTACCGCGTGCTCTGGGGCGATCCGCTGCAACAAGACGTTTGGGACGAATTGGACGCCTTGCTCGCCGAGACATGGGGGCATGAAAGTGGCACCGATCTGCGGATCTCTGCCGCCTGCATGGACACCGGCGGCGAAGGCGGGCGGACACAGGCCGCCTATGACTATGCGCGCAAGCGTCTGGGCCGCAAGGTTTGGGCGATCAAAGGTGTTGGCGGTTGGGGTCGTCCCATTGTGACCCAGCCGTCGAAGGTAAAACAGCGCGGGGTTCGCCCGGTCTATCTTCATTCCATTGGCGTCGATGAGGCGAAGGTCGTGGTCGCGCAGCGGGCGCGGATCACCGAACCGGGGCCGGGCCACTGCCATTTTCCAACCGGCCGGGATCCGGCATGGTTCGACATGTTCACCGCCGAAGCTCTGCGAACCCGCTACGTGAAGGGTTTCGCGGTGCGGGAATGGCACAACGTGCGCCCGCGCAATGAGGCATTCGATTGCCGTGTCTATGCTTATGCTGCACTCAGCATTTTGCGACCCAACATTAAGCGCTTGGTGACGGCTTTGGAGGTTCAGGGGGGCGAGGATCAAGACCTTGATCAGGCGCCGCAAAGCGAGGCTCCGGAAAATATGCCAGAGGATACATCGCCCGCAAACTCCGACAGTGGCCCAAAGCGCCGACGGACGAACCGACGAAAACGCAGGCGGCGCCATAACCTTGAATAGGGCAAAAACGTGGGCGCACTACCAGCTGAAATCGGGGCAGGGGTTACCTTTCGGGCGACTGTATGCCTGCCGGTCTACCCTGCGACGGAATGGGGACTTTCGCTGATCATGCGCGGCGCCAGCCAGATTGATCTGGTGGCGGATAGTGACGGCGAAAATCACAACCTACATGCAGCGGCCAGCGAGACTGCCGGTTGGTTGCCCGGTCACTACCGCTATGAACTACGGGTGGCCGATGGTTCAGACGTGATCACGGTCGAGGTGGGCGAGCTGCGGATCGCGCCGGATCTTTCGGCGCAGGGTGCTGGTGTCGACAATCGTGACCACGTGCGCAAGGTGCTCGATGCGATTGAGGCCGTGATCGAAAACCGGGCCAGCATCGATCAGCAGAGCTACCAAATCAACAACCGGTCCCTGCAGCGGACGCCACTGAATGAGCTGTTGAAGCTGCGTTCCCGCTATCGGGCAGAGCTGGCATCGAAGAGTGCGAGCCGTAAGCGCCGGGGCATGGGCCGCACAATCAAGGTGCGCATGCCATGATCGGAAAATGGTTCCGCCGTTCTCAAGCAACAGTCGCCGATGAGGTGCAGCGGGGAGCGCCGCCCATGATTGCGCCAGCGCGTCGACGCGGCGCGCGATTGTATCAGGCAGCGCAGGCGGATCGGGTTACGTCTGGTTGGTCAACGTCACCGCTTCCTGCTGATCAGATTGTGCGCCGGAACTGGCGCGCACTGGTTGCTCGCTCCCGTGAACAGCTGGTGAACAACAGTTATGGCAAGGCGTTTCAGCGCAGCGTGCGCCGCAATGTCATCGGTCAAAAAGGGTTCATCCTGCAGGCTCAGGTTCAAGGTGCTGATGGCAAGCCTGATGCAGATGCAAACCGCGCAATTGAGGCGGCGTTTAAGACGTGGAGCAAGGCCAAGAACTGCGATGTGAAAGGGGTTAGATCATTCCTGCAGATCCAGAAAACACTGGTTAACGGGCTGCCGAGCGATGGCGAATTCATGGTACGTCACGTCTATGGCCGAGACGCGGGGCCTTGGGGCTATGGGCTGCAGATCCTCGATCCGGTCAACTGCCCCGTCGATTTCGATGAGGACCGCCGCCCCAATGGTCGCTTTATCCGGGCGGGCATCGAATACACCAAAATGGGGCGGCCCGTTTATTACTACTTCCACACGCTCGATGTGTCGCAGTCAGACTATTCCCATGCAGGCCGCGCCTTCATTCGGGTGCCTGCGGATCAGATCATCCACTGGTTCGAAGAGGATCTGGTCGGGCAAAAGCGGGGCTTGCCTTGGATGGCAACGGCACTTCTGCGGATGCGCCAACTGGATCAATTCGAGCGTGCTGCCCTGACCAATGCGCGCGAGAGCGCGAACAAGCTGGGCGTGATTGAGTGGGATGAGGGTTTCGGGCCAGAGCCTGAAAGCGATGATGATGACGGCGAGGCTGCAGAGGTGGAGCTGAGCAGTGAAGAGGGGATCTATCATGAGATGCTGCAAGGCCAGCGTCTCAAACGGGTTGAGAGCCCTTACCCCAATGGCGAAATGGCCGTGTTTTCTAAGCACAACCTGCGCGGCGTCGCCTCTGGGCTGGGGGCGGCTTACAACGATCTCGCCAATGACCTTGAGGGCGTGAACCTGTCGAGCATGCGCCATGGCATGCAGGCTGAGCGTGACCGCTGGAAAGAGCTCCAAGAAAGCCTGATCGAGAGCTTTGTCTCAGAGGTCTTTGAGAAATGGCTCGAGTATTCGCTGGTTGCCGGAAAGATCACTTTGGGCAACGGCGCGGCGTTGTCACCTCGCCACCTGTCCAAATACCTCGATGCCATTTTCCATGCCCGCCGGTGGGATTGGATGGACCCATCCAAGGATGTGAAGGCCGACGCGGATGCGGTCGACAACATGTTCAAGTCCCGCGGCCAAGTGATCCGCGAGCGGGGCCGCAACCCGCGTGATGTGTATCGCGAATTTGCCGAGGACATTCAGGCGATGAAAGACGAAGGCATCCCGCCCGAAGTCATAGCAGCGCTGATCACCGCGAAATCAAAAGGAGGGTCCCCAAGTGCCCCAGCAGTCGAAACCGACTCCGATGAAACCGTTGCAGGCGGAGGAAACGACAGTGCGTAAGCCGAGCGACCTGATCGGGAAATCTCTGACGCGGTCGCTGACACCTGAACAGATCAACGCTGGGCAGCGTGGCGGAGGCCAGGGCCTGCAGCGGGTGGCCGAGGTTGTCACCATTGACGAAGAGGCGCGCACAGTTGAGCTCGCGTTTTCGTCCACGACGCCGGTCATGCGGTGGTTTGGTGAGGAAGTCCTTTCCCATGGACCAGGAGCGGTCGATCTTGAGCGGCTGAACAATGGTGGCGCGCTTTTGATGGACCACAATTGGCGCGACCAGGTCGGCGTCATTGTGTCGTCCCGGATCGATGCTGATCAGGTTGGCCGTGCTGTCGTCCGGTTCAGCCGCAGCGCGCGGGCCGATGAGATCTTTCAAGACGTGGTGGACGGTATCCGCAGCCACGTGTCGGTTGGCTACTCCGTCAGCGAGATCAAAGAAGAAAAACGGGACGGCCAGGCCAATCTGGTGACCGTCACCCGCTGGGCTCCTTTTGAAGTCTCGATGGTTGCAGTTCCTGCAGATCAGACCGTGGGCGTCGGGCGTTCCGGAGAAAATCTGCCAGAGGTGGCGGGGGACGATACCGGGCAGATTGCAGAGAATGAAACAGGCGCGGGCAATGAGGCCGCAGGTAATCAGCAAAGGGAATTTGAGATGAAAACCATCATCACCCGCAACAATGAGGGCAATCTTGTCCGGGCAAAAGTTGACGATAACGGCAATATTGTCGAGGTCGTGGAAATGCTTGAACGGGCAGGTGCAGGTGATGCGGCCCTGCTGCAACGCGGGCGCGAGCAGGAAGCAACCCGGGTACGCGAGCTGACCGAGATTGGCAGTCAGTATGATGCAGAGGATCTGGCGTTGGAATTGATCCGCAGCGGTCAAGGTGTCGAGGATATGAATGCCCGACTGCTGGACCATCTGCACCAGCGCAGCACCAGTCACCGTCAGATCATGGACCGTTCCGATATCGGTATGACGGATGACGAGGCCGATCAATTTTCTTTCCTGCGTGCAATCCGTGCGCTGGCCAATCCGACAGACCGGGCGGCCCAGGAAGCCGCGGCGTTCGAATTCGAAGCCTCCGACGCCGCCGCTGAAGCGCAAGGCCGGGATGCACAGGGCATCATGGTTCCGATGAATGTTCTGATGCGTGCCCCGCTCAACACCGGCACCGGTGGCGTCGGGGCTGGCGATACTGGCGGCAATGCGATTGCAAACCCGCTGTTGAGCCAGAGCTTTATTCAGATGCTGCGGGTCCGTACGATCCTGCTGCGCCTTGCGACGCCTCTGATGGGGCTGGTCGGCAATCCTGATATCCCGACGCAGGAAGGTGGCGCGACAGGCTACTGGATTGGCGAAGATGGCGAGGCCGCAGAGGATATTCTGAGCCTTGGTCAGCGTCAGTTCTCGCCGAAGACTGTGGCCGCCTATTCCGAAATCACGCGCCGCACGTTGAAACAAACCAGCATGGATATCGAGGCACTGGTCCGTAGTGATCTGGCGCTTGCGCTGGGAACATCGCTGGACTTTGCGGGGTTCTACGGTACCGGCACGGATGATCAGCCCCTGGGGATCGCCAACACCAATGGTGTGAATGTGGTCGACTTTGGCGGCGCGGGTTCCGGTGGTGGCGCGGCGATGCCGACTTGGGAAGATGTGATCCAGATGGAAAGCGAGATCGCCGCCGCCAATGCGGATGTTGATCGTATGGCCTACGTCCAGAACGCCAAGATGCGCGGTCACTTCAAGAGCAAACAGAAGTTTGCTGGCACCAACGGGGCGCCGATCTGGGAAAGCGACAACACCGTCAACGGGTATCGCGGCGAAGTCACCAACCAGATCAAACAGGGTGACGTGTTCCACGGCGACTTTGGCAATGTGCTGGTTGGCATGTGGGGTGGCCTGGATCTTACCGTCGACCCCTACACGCACAGCCGCCGTGGTCGCCTGCGTCTGGTTGCGATGCAGGATGCGGATTTTGTCCTGCGTCACGCAGCTGGCCTCTGCTACGGCACCGACGCCAGCTAACGACTGCGAACAAATCCTGAGCCTTGGCCCTGTTAGGGCCGGGGCCTGAATACTCCCTGAAAGGATGTGAGAAGATGGAAAAACAGACCAAGGCCCAGAAGTCCGATTACAAGGTCGCGAGCGCGTTTGTCTGGGATGGCAAGATCCAGAAACCCGGAATGAAAGTGTCGCTGACGAAAACAGAAGCCCATGGGCTGATCAAGCGCGGCAAGATTGAAGAGGGCACCGGGCGTCAGGCACCCGCAAAGAAGGCTGCCAGCAGCAAAACCGCTGACCCAAAGCAAGATCCCGGCAAAGCTGACTGATGGCTTCGCCCACCTGGGATGATCTGGACGCCTTCCTGCAGGTTGACGATTTCGCTATCGAGGCGACCGTCACGCCGCGGGGAGGCGTTCCTCGTCAGATCAAAGGGGTATTCGACGAGCCGTATTTCAATACCCAACTTGGCGAGTATGAGGCGGACGCAACGCAGCCCCGTTTCACCTGCAAGGCCGTTGATGTTGCCGATTTGCAGGACAAGGCCGAGGTCGAAATCAACGGCCAGCCTTATTTTCTGCTGACCAATCCGCAGGAAGATGGAACCGGAATGGCGGTCCTGCAATTGGCACGGGGTTGAGGCAGTGCTGTCTTTCGACTTCGACGCACGCGAGTTGGCGAAGATTGCGGAAGAGTTCGACGCCAGCGAAAAGGATCTGCAATTTGCCTATTCCCGGGCGCTGCGTCGCACGGCTCAAACCATGAAAAGCCGCGCGCGTAAGGGGCTGCGCACAGAGTTGGAATTGCGTACGGCGGCGGAGTTGCGCAAACGCCTGCAAGGGTTCCGGTTCTCGCGGGGCAAAGGCATGGGTGAGGTCCGCATGTGGTTTGGCCTCAATAATATGCGCGTTTCGGCCTTTAAGGGGCGCGCACTTCGCACCGGTAGCGGTGCCTCCTATGCAGGCCAGCAGTTTGCAGGCGCATTTATTGCCAAAAACTCAAAGGGCCGGCCAACGGTGATGCGCCGCGCCACTCAGCGGGCCTATCCGATCAAAGAGGAACGCATGCCGATTGAGGATAAGGCCCAGATCTTCATTGAGGATCAGGTTTTCGACGAGATCGAAGAGGTGTTTTTCAAGAATTTCCGGGCCGAAATCCGCGCCCGTACAATCTACAATGTGGGCAACAGGTAAGACATGGCTGACGGTATCGATCTGGATAATCTACATGAGGCCATCAAGGCGGAGATATCTGCAAGGTTTCCCGCCGTCGCGACCGTCGAAGACTATGGCGCCCCGCGCAAAGACCTCGTTTTGCCCGCCATTCTGGTTGAGTTGGTTGATATGGAGGTCGACCCGGATAGCGATCCCGGTACAGAGCAATTGCCGGTCATCTCCAAGTGGGCCGCGCGTGTGGTTCTGAGCTTTCGGGATGACAACGTAAAACGGGAAATCCGCAAACTTGCGGGTGCGCTTGGGGTGCTGGTGCATCAAAACCGCTGGGGGCTGAAGGCAGGCCCCGCCCAGGTGACCTACATCGGGCCGGACGCCTTCGACCCTGACTTCGACAATGTCGAGGTCTGGGCCGTCGAGTGGGACCAGCAAATCGATCTGGGGCAAAGTGTATGGACCGGCGAGGGAGTCACATCGGATCGCGTGATGATCGGCTACGCGCCGAAAATTGGGCCGGGTCAGGAAGGTGATTACAGCGAACTTGGGGGCAATTCATGAGTTATTCAGCTGCGCGAAACGAGCAGGTACGGGAAGGGATAGTCCGGTTTGGCGTTGTTACTGCGGTGGACACGGGGCGGGCCCGGGCAAAAGTGTCCTTTGGCGGTGAAAGCGAGAGTGACTGGCTGGCGTGGATGGCAGAGCGGGCCGCAGAGGTCTCAGTCTGGGCGCCGGTCAGCATTGGCGAACAAGTCGTCATCCTGTCCGAATCCGGGGATACGGCGCAGGGCGTCATTCTTGGATCTGTGTTCAGCAGCAATAACCCGGGTCCCGGAACCAATGAAGCCACGCACCGCGTCAAGATCGCAGGCTCATCGATCACCATCACCGCCGATGCCATCACCCTGGCGTGCAACGGGTCGACGGTGGTTATTGATGCGGACGGCGTTTCCATCAACGGCGTTCGGATCGATCTGAACTGATGCCGGGCGTGACCAGAAAAGGCGACAGCTGCACCGGCCATGGCCCCTTTCCGCCGCGGGCCAGCACCGGCGGCAGTGGGTCGGTTTTTATCAATGGTATCGCCGGGCATAGGCAGGGCGACGCCTGGGCGGTGCATTGTGATCCACAACCCGTATGCCACGGTGGCAGCCTAGGGACAGGGTCCAGAACGGTATATGCAAATGGCAAACAGCTGGGCCGGATTGGTGATCCTGTCGATTGTGGGTCAGCTGTCGCGAGCGGTTCCGGGGATGTATTCGCCGGGGGTTGATGGATACAGATCAATCTAAGCCAAATTTCACAGCTTGCTATTGCGATAGCACTAGATGGCTTCCAATGTTGCACTCTTTATTGGTTTTGCAGTTATTGTTTGTAAACAGTATTTTTCCGTGATCCATTCTGACCTCAAGCTTCTCATTTTGGGACAACATGGCCTTGAATTTCGCCATCTTCAATACATCTTCAATATTTGGAAGATTGAAATGCATTGTGTCTTTCAATGCTAGACCCGTTAGAACGGACCCTATCATACTGTTCTTTTCTTGTAGATTCACCTCTTTTGACAGATTTATAAGAGAACAAGCATCGTCAAATTCTGTTTTGAATTCGTAGTAGTACCCAAACGCATTCTCTTGGACGTTAACTTTAGGGTGAAAGCAAGGGTGTCTTTTCTGTAAGGCTTTGGATATGTCTCCGTAAATTTCTGTCGATGCTTGTTTTACGTGTGCGTTCTCTTCTAAACGTATCTCGCGACCCAAATTTAGAGCGGTGAAAGCGAACATGGATACCAAAAGAACTCGTGTCATTGGCAGTAGTAAACTGTTACCGGCGGCTGTTTTATTTCTTATTATACATTTGATATCTTGATAAATTAGAAGTGACAGTGGAATTGTTGATATTAGCAGGGGGTTTATACTGTTTGTTATCAATATTGCTATGGCAAGGTTCGCTGCAATAGTGGCGAAAACTACATGTAGTGCAAATTGAACTTTGTGGTGGGCTATGGAAACGGCATGCTGAACCAGCCTGGCGCAAAGGAATATGCAAAAAAGCGAAGCGAAATTCTCTTGGATGGTAAGATCCGTCGTATTGATGAAGTTGAGTGCCGATAATTCTACACTAAAACCTTCCGGCATAAAATTTGCGAATAAGAATACAAGCAGAAAGCCCGCGCTTAGCGATAATTCAGTTGCGTTTGATATTTTATATAGTTTTTTCATTTAAATTCCTCTAGGTGATTTTATTTACTTTTCCTACTACTGGTCTTGGTCGTTCATGTTGACGACGCATCTTAGTGTTAGGGCTCTGCCTGAAATCAATAGGGAAAGCCGCCAGAGGACCGGGTGTCGCGGTCTGCGCCATCATGGCGACATGAACGGCATCAACGCAACTACGGGAAAACCGCTTTCGGGTCTGGCTCATCTGCGCCAGTCCGTGCGCGATATCCTGACCACTCCGATCGGGACCCGCGTGATGCGGCGAGACTATGGCAGTCGGCTGTATCGCTTGGTCGACGCCCCGATGAATGATGCGACCCGCCTTGAGATGATGGCGGCGACCTATGAGGCGCTTGAAACATGGGAGCCGCGGCTGCAGATGGATCAGGTTGCAGTTGATATGCCTGAGCCGGGCGGGGTCATTGTGTCCATCCAGGGCCAATACTTGCCGACCGGTGAGCCAGTAACACTCGACGGCATTGAGGTGCGCTGATGGCTGGTGGATTCTCTGCCATCGATATGTCGCTGTTGCCAGCACCGGATCTGGTTCAGTCTGTCGATTATGAGGCAGCATTATCCGCCATGCTGGGTGAGTTGCGCGCGCGGGCCCCGGCCTTTGATGCGCTGGTTGAAAGTGACCCGGCATTCAAACTGGTTGAGCTTGCCGCGTTTTTCCAAACTCTGACGCTGCAGCAGATCAACGATGCAGGTCGGGCGGTCATGCCCGCGACAGCAACTGGTGCGGATCTGGACAATATCGCGGCCCGTTATGGGGTTGCACGACAGGTGATTGATCCGGGTAATCCAGAGGCATTGCCGCCAGCCCCGGCGGTTCTCGAAAGTGATGATGATTTCCGGCGCCGAATGCTGGTCGCTTTTGAGGGGCTTACGACCGCAGGCTCTGCAGGATCCTATATCTTCCACGCTCTGAGCGCTCACCCCGATATTGCCGACGCAAGCGTCGAAAGTCCGGCGCCGGGTGAGGTGCTTGTCACGATCCTGACGCGCGTCGCCGATGGTTCTGCAAGCCCGGAACTGCAGGCATCCACCCTTGAGGTGTTGAGCGCCGACGACGTGCGACCGCTTGCCGATATGGTGACTGTCCAGAGCGCCGCCATTACCCCATATTCTATTGATGCCAGCCTCACTGTATTGCCAGGGCCAGATAGTGAGGTGGCACGCAGCGCGGCTCAAGAGGCGGCAACATCCTATGCCGCCGCGCAGCATCGACTGGGGCGGGATGTGACATTGTCGGGCATTTACGCCGCGCTGCACCAGCCGGGCGTTCAAAACGTGACGCTCACAAGCCCAGCAGCGGATATCGTGATTGGCAATGACGGTGCCGCCTTTTGCACCGGGATCAGTGTAACCGTTGGGGGATCCGGTGTCTGACAGCTTGCTTCCTCATAATGCAACTGCCGAAGAGCGCGCGCTCGAGGCCGTGATCCGCGCAGGCCTTTTGCCGCAGGTGCCGTTGCGGGCAATCTGGGACCCAGACACATGCCCTGTTGAATTGCTGCCCTGGCTTGCGTTTGCGTTTTCCGTCGACGAATGGGACCCATCGTGGAGCGAGGCCGCCAAGCGCGAAGTTGTTCGGCAGTCCGTGCAGGTTCATCGCCGCAAGGGAACCGTTGGTGCAGTGAAGCGCGCTCTGCAGGCTATCGGCACGCCTGCAGAGATCATTGAATGGTTCGAAGATGGATCAGCGCCTTACACCTTCAAAGTGTGGTTGGACCTGCGGGCGATGCTGCGCAACGGTGCTGATCTGTCCGCCGAACTGGTAAAACTGCGGCGGGCGATCGATGCGGCCAAACCTGTTCGCAGTCACTACACGGCGCATGCAAGGGTGACCGGCCCAGCCCCAGTTTATTGTGGTGCCTTCGCCACCGCAAAAGGGGCCACCTTCAACACCGCTCGCATACCAGATGCACCGCCGGTCGCACTGCAAACCTATGGCGGGGCCGCCCCGATCATCATCAAAGCCCGTCTTGGGAACAGCGTCAGCATACCGGATGCCCCGGATATTACCGCCTTTCGGCATTACGGCATGACTGCCGGTGGTCGAGGATACATCTATTCACCAATTTTGGAGGCGCCAGCATGAGCGAACCCTATGGCTTTCTGACGAATAAGGGCCGCCAGCTGGAAGCTGCCGCCCTGGCAAACGGAACTGCACTGAACGTTGCCGAGATCGCTTGGGGCACGGGTGCCCGTGCAATCACCGGTGGGGAAATCTCGCTTGAGAATGAAACTGGGCGTGCCCCGGTGATCGCTTCCGGGATCCATCCGGACAACAGCAGCGTCGCGTTTTTCCGCCATGATTTCGCGGCACAGGATGGCCCCTATATCATCAGTGAGGCGGGGTTGTTCGATGCCGCGGGCAATATGCTGGCAATTGTTACCTACCCGGTGCCGATGCCTAAGCCGCTGAATTTTGCGCTGACCTTTGACATTATGGTCGCCTTTTCGGATCTCGAGAACCTCAATATCAATGTTCTTACACCGGGGTCTCTGGTGCCAGTGGAACGTCGCATTGACACCGGATCAGGTCTGGTCGGCGGTGGAGACCTTTCCGGCAATCTTAATCTGTCCCTTGATCCAGGCGCGCTCCAAACAATGAACGACACCGAACACCTCGCCATGATCGCAGGAGCCTAACCCATGAGCATTATCCCAAGCCGTTTTCTGGCGCATGTCACGCAAGCCGGTGTCGCAATGCCGCCGGTTCCGGCGGATCACACCCGCCATATTGCCACCATCCAGACCAGCAATGACGCGGCATCCGGTGTTATTCTGACCTGCGAAATCGACGCAGGCGGCGAGACCTTCAAGGTGACGCCCGCCCAGACCATCACCGAAGGCGACGCCCGCGCCAGCATGGTCGGCCCCGGCACACTCTTGGCCGGTGACGTGCTGCGCTTTGTTGCCAGCGATGATGCAGCCCTTGATGTCTGGGTCAGCTACCATGACCGTCCAGTGGCAGAGGCGGTTCCAGAATGAGGCGCGTTGTCGGACATGACGGCGCATTGAGCAGCCCGCTGCTGTCGTTGAGCAGCGCCGGTCAGGCTGGGGGCGGCTTTGGAGTCGCTGGCATTGCCGGAATGGGGTTCCTGAAACGAACCATCCGCCCGCGTGATGTACCCGGTTCGCCCACTACGGGTTACATTCCGGGGATCTTTACCGTCCTCAACCCAGATGGCACAGGCAAGCTGATCATCAATTCGGGGACCACGGGCGGCAATATCGTCATCTACGATATTCGGAACTGGGACGATTTCAGCGATCCCGCCAATTCGGTCATCAGCTACGCGCCGATTTCGCCGGGGTCGTCGTACAGGATCTGCATGGCAGAGGACGGGCGGCATATTGCGCTCTACGGATCGTCAGCCTGTCAGATCTACAATCTGACAACGCCTTGGGATCTGACCACCGCAGTGCAGCTTTCCATCCCCAATGTCAGCTATTCCTGCGTAGCGCCTGATGGCAGTTTCATGCTGCGTATCCTGACGGCGGGGTCAAACCCCTATGTCACCACGCTGGAAAAATGGGATGCCGCTACCCCATGGGATTTCTCAGGAATTGACGTCGCGAACCCGGATCAGAGCCAGCATATCCCCCAGCTTTTCGCCAACGGTGGCCACGGCATTGAGATGCCGACACAGGATCTCATCATCACGGGGAACACTGCGGCAGGTTCTACAGGCTACGGAGGCAAGACGTTTAGCTTCACAGCGCCCGGCGACATCAGCGCGCTTGAATACCACGGGCAAATGATGCTGGCGGATTTGACTGGCCAAACAGCTTTTGCGCCGGGCCGGGTTCTGAACGCCTACCCCGGACGCGACTACTTTTATGAACTGATGTGAGGTCAAAGCAGATGACACAGCCCCTTTATTCCTTGAATGGTGCGCGCCCGGCCTTGCCACCGGCAAAGCTGCGCCTGCCCAGTGGTCGCTGGCGGACCGCCCCGTACACTGAGGCGGATCTGACGGCTGCGGGATATGCACCGGCCCCGGCCAGGCCCGCCTATGATCCGGCCACCGAGCGGCTGGACTGGCAGGATGGAAATTGGGCGGTTGAGCCGCTACCGCCCCGCGATCCGGTCTACCGCCCCCTGACCAAGCTGGAAGCTATGACCCTGTTCCGGCACATCACCGGCATGGATGACGCGGGCGAGCTGGCCATGCGGGAAGATCCCGCAATCAAGCTGCTGTGGATGAAGTGGGAAACCGATGTGCCCCAGAGCATTCGCCGAGAGCACGCGGTTGTCGGCATTTTCTTGGATGGCCTGATCGCAGCAGATTACGCCACCACGGAACACAAGGCCGCCATGCTGGCCGCCTGGCCGCAGGAGGGTTGACGCTTATCGGGCGGGCGTGCGTTCGGAAAATGCGCCAGAGGGAATGAGGTTGCCGACCTCGCATGATCGCAGGGAACTGCAATCATCAGCGAGGCTCTAATGTCTGGTTTTCTTCACGGCGTCGAGGTGCTCGAGATCGACACAGGCCCGCGCCCGATCCGCACAATCTCGACCGGCGTTATCGGTATTGTGGGCACTGCGCCCGCAGCTGATGCGGACGCCTTCCCCCTCAATAAGCCCGTTTTGATCGCGGGTAGCCGTTCTGAGGCCGCAAAGCTGGATATGACAGCTGACGGCACCGGTGGCGGGACACTGCCGGGCGCGCTTGATGGCATCTTCGACCAGATTGGCGCTGTCGTGATCGCCGTCCGTGTCGAGGAAGGGGCCGACGACACCGAAACACTCGCGAACATGATTGGCGGCGTGAACGCCACAACCGGACAGTTTGAGGGGGTGCATGCGCTCTTGGGGGCTGAGAGCGTTGTCGGCCATGCTCCGCGTATCCTTTGCGCGCCCGGCTGGACGCATCAACGCCTTGAGGATAGCGGCAATCCTGGCACCTATCTTGCGAACCCGGTTGTGGCCGAATTGGAAGGGATCGCGGATCGCATCGGCGCAGTGATCATCTCGGATGGGCCCAACACAACCGACGCCGCAGCGCAGGCCTACGCTGGCGACTGGGGCACTTCCGGCCGCATCTATGTGGTTGACCCATGGGTCAAGGTGCTCGGCAGCGACGGCACTCCGGTAGATCAACCGGCATCGGCCCGCGTGGCTGGTGTGATCGCACGCACTGACAATGACCGGGGGTTTTGGGTTTCGCCATCAAACCAAGGCATTTTTGGCATTATCGGCACATCGCGGCCGGTTGATTTCAAACTCGGGGATAAGGCCAGCCGGGCCAACCTTCTGAACGAAAACGACGTCGCCACCATAATTCGCCAAGATGGCTATCGCCTTTGGGGCAACCGGGTTCCGACAGCTGACCCAAAATGGCAGTTCCTGTGTGTGCGCCGCACCGCTGACGTCCTCAACGAGAGCATTCAGCGCGCGCATATGTGGGCCGTCGACCGTGCGATCACCAAAACCTACATGGATGACGTCGTCGAGGGGGTGAACGGGTTCATCGCAACGCTGATTGCCCAGGGGGCGTTGCTGGGCGGCAGCTGCTGGGCGGATCCGGATCTGAATACGCCGACCAGCATTCAGAACGGGCAGGTGTGGTTCAATTTCGACTTCACGCCGCCTTATCCGGCCGAGCGGGTGACGTTCCGCTCTCACCTCACCAATGAATACATCGCGGAGGCACTGGGCTGATGGCTATTCGGAACATCCTGAAAAACTTCAATCTCTTTGTCGACGGGCGCGGCTTTGCGGGTGAGATCGGGGATTACACCCCGGCAAGCCCGTCAATCGCTGCCGAAGAATACCGCGCCGGTGGCATGGATGGCCCAATCGATATCGATATGGGCACTGAGAAGATGACCACCAGTTTTGTCCTGCGCAACTACAGCGCGGATGTGCTGTCCCTCTGGGGCATCGCGCCGGGGGTGTTGATCCCTGTCACCGCCCGCGGTGCGCTGGAAAGTGAGGACGGGACTGTAACGCCGGTCATTCACAACATGCGCGGCAAGATCATCCAGTCTGACCGGGGCACCTGGTCTCCCGGTCAGACTGCCAGCCTCACCGTCAACATAACGCTTGAGGCGTTCAAGGAAACCATCGGTGGTCAGCTGATCACTGAAATCGACATCATCAACATGGTGCGCAGAACCGGCGGCGTGGATCGCCTCGCCCAGATCCGCGCAGCACTGGGCATCTAAGGAGCTCTCATGGACGAATTGCCTGACTACCTAACCCTGAACTCGAACGGGGAAGAGGATTCCATTTCCGTTTCCCTTTTGAAAGGTGTGACCGTCGACGGTGAAAAACGCACTACCCTGACACTGCGCGAGCCGAGCGTGGGCGATTATATCGCCGCGCGCCAAACGGGGAAGAATGACAGCGCCCTGGCCGAGGTCATCTTGATTGCAAACCTTGCTGAGGTGCCGCCCGATGCAATCAAATTTTCCAAGATGAAAGACTACGACCGGCTGCAAGAGGCGCTGGGTTTTTTGAATGGCTGACGCCTGAATCCTGCCGGGCAGGGGTGTTGATCCTTGCCCGGCATACCGGGTGGTCACGTACCGAGATCACCGCAATGAGCGTCAGCCAATTCAAATGGTGGCTGGGGGGGATCAATGGCAAAACAACGCCTTAGCGCCAGCATTACAATCGGCGGCGTTCTCGAGAAATCCTTCAAAAAGAACATTGGCCTGATCCGGTCAGGCTTCGAGAACATTGGCGATAGCATCAAGTCGGTGAAGACCCGACAGAAAGAGCTGTCGCGGCAGCGCGTGGATCTGGTCAAACAGGGCCGGTCGGTGGAAGCGCTCGACCGTGAATATGAAGACCTAGAGCGCACCTTGGAGGCTTTGGCCCGAAAGCAGCGACGCTGGGAACGCGCTATGCGCGACAGTCGTCGGGTTGGTGAGAGCTTCGACCGCATGGCCAGCAATTTCGGGCGGATGGGTCGCCGCGTTGGTGCTGGCATTGCGGCAGTCGGCGCTGGCGTTTTTGCGCTGGCAAGCTCGACTGCATCTTATGGCGATCAGGTCGCCAAAACTGCGGGCAAGCTGGGCATCGGCATCGAGGCACTGCAGGAATACAGATACGCTGCCGAGCGTTCCGGGGTTTCAACCGACACATTCGATAGCTCTTTGACGGCGATGCAAAAACGGCTTGGCGAGGCCGCAAAGGGCTCCGGCGCTGCCAAGAAGGCGCTGGACCAAATGGGCCTGTCTGCAAAAGACCTGGTTGCGATGGGTCCAGAGCGCGCCATGGGTCAGATCGCGGATAAACTGCAGACCATCGAGAACCCTGCAGAGCGCGCAGCCATCGCGTCGGCGCTGTTCAGCCGCGCAGGGATTGGCATGATCAACATGCTGGGCGGCGGTTCTGAGGCCCTGCGACAGCTCCGCGAAGACGCGCGCAAGACGGGGTATGTGCTGAGCGAAAAAGCCGCCCGCGACGCAGAGGCCTTTGCCGATGCGCAGCTTGATGCACAATTGACGGTCAAGGGCCTGAAAAACACCATCGGCGCGGAGCTGATGCCGGTTGTGACACGTTCCATGAAGACCTTTAGCGCATGGGCGATATCGAACCGTGATGATGTTGCCGATTTTGCAGACACAGCTGCGCGCAAGCTAGAGGCTGCTTTGCCAGTGATCGGGCAGGTGGTTGAGGGGATGGGCAAGGTGTCGTCGACGGTCGGCGGTGTCATTGCCAAGGTCGCGACGATGGTCGGAGGTTGGGAAAACTTCGGCATGATCATCGGCGGCCTCTTTGCCGCGCGGACAATCGGCAGCGTCCTCAGTTTTGGCTTTGCGGTTGCACGGCTGGGCGTGTCTGTCGCCGCGCTCGTACCGCTTGCCACCGGCGCGGGCGCGGCGATGGGCGTGCTGTCAGGTGGTCTGGCGCTGGTGAAAACCGGCATTATCACCGTGGGCCGTGCGCTGATGATGAACCCAATCGGGCTTGCTGTCGGAGCCATCGCCGGATCCGCATATCTGATCTACAAGCACTGGGACCAGGTCGGCCCTTGGTTCGGGAAGCTCTGGGGGAACGTCAAACAGACCTTTTCCGGCATTGGCGGGTTCATCACTGGGGTATGGCGCGGAGATTGGGACGCTGCAGCGGACGGCCTGTCGACCGCTTGGGAGGGGGCCAAAGGCTACCTGACCACGGTGCTTGATGGGATCGGTTCCGTATTTAAGGCCGCCTGGGTCAACGTCATCAAGCCGGTAACGGATAAGCTTGGGGTCACGGACGCCATCACGACGGCATGGGAGGGCGCCGAGGCGACCATCGGCACCGTGGTGAGCGGCATCGGGTCTATTCTGCAGAAGGGCTACAACGGCACAATCAAGCCAGTGATCGACGCGCTGGGATCCACGGGGGGGATCTCTGCGGCGTGGGATGAGGTCAGAACCGCAGTGGGCGCGGTGATCGAGTGGCTGGCAGAGAAATTTGACTGGCTCATGGGAAAGCTGCAACCGGTTCTGGATGGCCTGTCTTGGCTGCGCGATAAGGGCGCTGGGGCTGTTGCCGGTATTCAGGATATCGGATCGGGATTCCGAAGCTTGTGGACTGGTGAGGATCCGGGGCAAGAGCCCGCGGCTGGTGGTGATCCGTCTGGACCAACCCAGCCCCCAGCGGCCCAAAACCCGCGCTCAGGCAAAGCCGTCCCGAAAAAGGTCTCTGGATCCTATCTGGGGGGCAGCATTGGTCGGGGGTTCCGCGAGGTAGGAGAGCAGGGCCCCGAAACGATCTGGACCTCAAAAGGGGGCTATGTCGCGCATGCCAATGCAACCGAACGGCTTGCCAGCTTGTCTGAGCGCGCCGGACCGCTGCTAGATGCGATTGGGGGCGGGCTACGATCCGCACTGTCCAAAGCGGAGAACGTGTCGGCGCCTATGATACAGCAGGTTCAGTTGGCAGCAGACCGCATAGCCCCGGCAGTACAACCCGTGCCAGCCCCTGCGGCAGCTGCACCAGTAACAATCTACGCCCAGATCAACGCGCAACATATGACGGCGGGCGAGATCGCCGAAGAATTGGAACGCAGAGGGAGAGCGGCCCAAGCTGGCGCGCTTTACGACCAGGCGCATGATTATGGCCAATACGGGGGCGCATGATGGCAGGAACAATGCTGCAGCTCGGCACCTATCAATTCAGCATCAACAATGCTGCATATCAGAGCTTGCAACGCTCCACCGAATACCGCTGGGCGGCACAGGAGCGGGTCGGCGCTTCAGACGCCCTGCAGTTCACCGGGTTCGGGTCCGACACCATCAGTCTGCAGGGAGTGATCTACCCCCACTTTCGGGGTGGGCTGGGGCAGGTCGACAAGATGCGTCGCACCGCCTCGCTTGGCTTTCCGGTGCCGCTCGTCGCTGGCACTGGTCGGGTGCTTGGCATTTGGGTGATTGAATCCGTTAGCGAGGGGCAACGCATATTTGCGGCCCAAGGCGCTCCGCTTCGACAGGAATTTACGATCAGCATCAGGAGATATGATGGCGGACTCCGCAGTCTTCTACCGTTCTAAAGAGGGTGAAACCGCAGACGAAATCGTCTGGCGGCATTACGGCAACCGCGTAGCCGGGGCGCTTGAGATCGTGTTAGAGGCCAACCCAGGGCTTGCGGCTCTGGGGCCGGTGCTGCCACTGGGTACTCGGATCAGGCTGCCGGAAATCGAGACCCCCAAGGAAGCGGAGGCGATTCGTCTATGGGATTGATGGATTTCAGGCCGTTTTTCCGGGTCGAGGTGGACGGAAAAGACATCAGCAGCACCTTGGCCCCGAGGCTGATCAGCCTTTCGCTGACCGACGCAGCTGGTGTCCAGTCTGACAATGTGCAGATCACCCTGAGTGACACCACCTTATTCGGGCGGCTGGCTGAGCCAAAGGCCGGGGCCGAGATCCGGGTCTGGCTCGGCTATCCCTTTCAACTGAAATACATGGGTCTGTTTATCGCGGACAACGTAATTGTCGGAGGGCCGCCAGATCAGATGACGATCACCGGTATTGCGTCGGTGAATGGCGAAACCTCAAGCGGCAAGACCGCGCTGACCGATCAGAAGAAACGCAGCTGGCCCAGCGGGACCACGATCAGCGCCTTGGTGCAGAAGATCGCGGGAGAGCATGGTCTCGAGCATGCGGTTTCTGAGAGCCTGGCAAAGGTGGCTCTGTCTCATATCGACCAGATTGACGAGAGCGATATCAATCTCCTGTCTCGGATCGCGCGGGACCATGATGCAATCGCAAAGCCGGGGAATGGCCGACTGATCATGGCAAAGCGTGGTGAAAGCCTGACGGCATCCGGCGCACCTATGCCGGTGCTCAGCATCACGCCGAAGAAGATCAGTCGCTGGCAGTACCAAAATTCAACCCGAGAGAAAGCGGGCTCTGTCGTTGCGGTCTATCAGGATCACGGCAAGGGCAAATCGGTCGAATGTATCGCGGGTGAGGGCGAGCCAAAGCAACGCCTCAAACGTCGGTTCCCGAACAAGGATGCAGCAGAGCAGGCCGCGGCGTCGGAGTTGCAGCGGCTCAAGAGGGCAGGGCGGAGGCTCTCGGTTACCATGCCTGGTGATCCAGACGCGATGGCAGAGGCGAAGCTGTCGGCGGCCGGGCTCCGGTCATACGTTGACGGGGGTTGGCTGATCAGCCGTGCTGTGCATCAACTCGACAGCGGTGGATATCGCACAAATATCGAAGCCGAACCGCTCAAATAG